ACAAAAGAAATTAAAGAATTTAATAGGTAGTGTATCTCCACCTAGAAGATAGTGTACACACGCATATTATATAGTGTACAGATAGAAATAAGGACATTTATAAATAGTTGGAGATGATAAATTAAACTGTGTCATTCACAAAGATAATATAAACCGAGGAGAAAAACATGGCATTTCAGCTATCACCAGGAGTTCTCGTAACTGAGACGGATTTAACCAGTGTAATTCCTTCCGTAAGCACTACAGCAGCTGCTTTAGTGGGAGATTTTAGATGGGGTCCTGCAGGCGCGATAACAACCGTAGTTTCAGAGAATGATCTTGTAGAGAAGTTCTTTGAACCAAATGATACCGTGGCAACTGACTGGTTCACAGCAGCTAGTTTCTTGGCTTATGGATCTAATCTTCAAGTAGTCAGAGTATTAGATGACGATACAGCACGAAACGCTGTAGCATCAGGTACTGCAGTTCTTATTAAGAACGAAGATGACTATATCAATAATCACAGCGATGGTTCAGGTTCCAATGGAATGTGGGCAGCAAAACACGCTGGAACATTAGGAAACTCTCTTAAAGTTTCTTTTGCAGATTCCAGCCAATTTGATACTGACTCTGTGGCAAGCACAACAGTAACAGCAGGTGGATCAAGTTATACATCAGCTACAGTTACTTTTGCAGCAGCACCAGCAGGCGGAACTACAGCTACAGGTACAGCCACAGTAGGTGGCGGTGCAGTAACAGCCATCACTATAACAAACCCAGGGCGAGGATATACTTCCGCTCCAGCAATTACTATTGGTGGAGATGGTTCAAGTGCAACTGCAACAGCAACACTTGCTACTGACTGGGCATATAAGGATCAGTTCGACAAAGCACCTGCTACATCAGTATCAGCTACTGCTAAAGGCGGAAGCTTAGACGAACTTCACTTAATTGTTATTGACGAAGACGGTTCATTTACAGGAGCAGCCGGAACGGTATTAGAAAAATTCCCCCACATGTCCAAAGCATCAGATGTTAATGGATTAGATGGTGGGTCTATATACTATAAAAACGTAATTAATAATCAATCTGATTATATCAGATGGTGTGATCACCCAGCTTCAAGTAACTGGGGTTCTGCAGCAGCAGGTACTACATTTAATTCTACATTTACAGGAGCAGAAGCAACTGTAAGTTTAACAGGTGGAGTAGATGACGCTCCAGATAGTGGAGATATCCAAGCCGGATACGCACTATTTGTAGATCCAGATGTAACTGACGTAAGTTTACTCTTATGTTCAGGACATAGCAACACTGATATCAAATACGTTCAAGATAATATAGCTAAAGTAAGAAAAGACTGTATATCATTTAATTCACCACAAAAAGCGTCTGTTGTTAATAACAGCGGTAGTGAAAAAACAGCAGTCACCACAGATCATGCAGCTTTAACACCAACTTCATATGCAGTTATGGATAGTGGTTGGAAATATATGTACGATCGCTACAATGACGTTTACAGATGGATACCATTAAATGGAGACACAGCAGGACTATGTGCTGCTACTGATGTTTCTAACGATCCATGGTGGAGTCCAGCAGGTTACAGCAGAGGACAAGTCCGTAACGCTGTTAAACTAGCATGGAGCCCTAATAAAACAGAAAGAGATTCCCTATATGGTATAGGTGTCAACCCTGTTATTAGTAGCCCAGGAAACGGCATTGTATTATTTGGAGATAAAACTTTATTAGCACAACCAAGTGCGTTTGATAGAATCAACGTTAGAAGGTTGTTTAATGTACTCGAGAAAGCAATAAGCACAGCAGCTAAATATCAACTGTTTGAGTTTAACGATGCTTTCACAAGAGCACAATTTACTAATATTGTTACTCCATATTTAAGGAACATTCAAGGACGTAGAGGTATAACAGACTTCAGAGTTATATGTAATGAAAGCAACAACACAGGTCAAGTAATTGATGCGAATCAATTTGTTGCAGACATATTCATTAAACCAGCAAGAAGTATTAACTTTATCCAATTGAATTTTATAGCAAGCAGAACAGGCGTTAATTTCTCAGAAATTGGCGGTTAATGTTTATAAATAGTTAAACAAGGAGACAAAAATGTCAAGTATAGATATTGCAGCTTTTAAAGGAGCACTAAAGAATGGTGGGGCTCGCCCTAACCAATTCCGAGTTCAACTAAGCTTCCCACAGTCTAGAACAGGAGACGCAGACACCGATCTTTTAGTTACGGGTGCCGCACTTCCAGCTTCTACTGTTAATCCAGCTATAATTCAATATAGAGGAAGGGAGATTAAGTTTGCCGGAGAAAGAATTTTTGATCCGTGGACAATTACTATCGTTAACGACAACAATTTTTCATTAAGAAGAGATTTTGAAAACTGGATGGAGTTAATGAATGAGAAAGCAAGCAACGCAGGTGATATTGCCTGGCAGTCTTACACAGAAGATCTAAATGTTATACACTTAGATAGAAATGGACAGGCTTTAGAGGGTGGTTATTACACACTTCACGATGCTTTCCCTATTAACATGTCAGAAATTGCATTACAATATGCACAGAATGATATTTTAGAAGAGTTCACAGTTACATTCCAATACCAACATTATACTACAGATAGATCAGGTGGACAGTCAGCTTCATCTAGCGATAGTTCAATTTCTAATAGTATATAATTGGTAAAGAACGTAACCAGGATTTAAAAAATTATGGAATTATTTGGGTTTGAAATAAAACGGAAAGGTACGCCACAGGGAGAAAAGTCCTTTGTGGCGCCATCCGATGACGGTGCAATAGAGTCAATTAGAGCCGGTGGTTATTACGGCACCTACATGGATTTGGAAGGTGTTGCACAAACCGAAGCAGAATTGATTAAACGGTATCGAGATATTGCCATGATGGCAGATGTTGATACAGCGATAGAAGATATAATCAACGAATCTATTGCACAATTGGAGAACGAATCTCCAGTAGATTTAAATCTAGATGATGTAGACTTATCAGCAGGGATTAAGAAAAAAATCTTAGCTGAATTTGAG